TGTGCCATCAAAATCTTGTGCCTTGCCAATCTCACCATCTACTTCGTTTGGACCATTAGCCGCATACTTTGCGCCATCTTGATTATTTGTTGTACTATCGTGTATAACTGTATTTGCTGGATAATCATTCATGTGATGAACCATATCAAAATTGCTATCCCATACAGCATTACTTGCCGCATCATCTGGGTCGTCGCCAACATTGGTGTTATCATCTTCTGTACTATCATAATAAATATAAACAGAAGTATCTTCATCAATTGTCCAACCATCTGCACTTGTATGAATAATTGCCACACTATCTGCTACAGTTCCACTATCGTATTCCCATTGCTCTATTTCGCATTTTAATTCAGTTGTGCCATCATCTTTAGTAACTGCTATTTTCCTTGAACTCGCACCTATTTCTTCAAATACTTTTGTGCTATCACCATTGGCATCCTGAAGATGTATAATTATTGGAAAGTGAGTTACACTTCCACCGATACCACCTGTATAATCAATATCTAATTTTATTCTTTTAGCTCATGTTCCTAACCATGCCATTTTATATTTCTCCTAAAACTATATTCCATTATGCTATGTTCCACTGGGTTATTATCCCATCTTTTATTACTATACTATGATTTTTTCCTGCATTGTCATCAAAATTAAATACAGAATCTATACCATCTGAACCATCTGCTGATGCAAACTCGCCACGTATTACGCTTCCTGATATATCACCTTCTGCAAGAACATCGTTACTAAGTATTAAATTACCACTTCCCGATATGTTTCCTTCTACAACAAGTGCCTCATTTGGGTTTAGATTTCCTATACCAACTTTGGATTTCGTTCCTATTGTGAATACATTTGTCGCCGAATTATACATAAAATCATCAGAACTCGTTACCGCTTCACCACCAACATCTGAAATTATACAACCGCCACCAAAGATAATCTCTCCAGCACCTGGCGTTGTACACCCTCTAACAATACTGCCAGATTCTGTAAGCCAACTATCAATACTACTAATTGAACTACTTGCTTCTTTTGATGTAGTGAATGCTTCTGATGCTGTAAGTTCTACCTTTAATTTGTCCTCACCTGTATCACTTACAGGGTCTGAAAATAGACCTGATATGGTAGTATTCTCACTATCATAACTTCCTGTTCCAGTTAATAACTGAGGTAGAGTATGTGCATCACTACCAGTTGATTGAACTAATAGTTTAACTAAATCCATTTATATCGCACTTCCACTTCAGTTGGCAGCTACTAACGCCGCAAAACGTGTTGAGTCATATAGTTTTCCAGTCATTGCTTTAATAACTACAACTGATGCCGCACTACCACTTGCTAACTCATTAATAAATGCTTCAGCAGTAAATGGAACTAAATCCGTAATGTCTGCTTCAACGTGTGTATGTGAACTGCTTGCGTACATACCTGTTATAGGTATATCATTTGCACCACTTCCACCAATTTTTGCCAAACCAAGTGCTTGGAATGTTGATGCTGAAACTGTCGCACCATGTAGAGCGTTTAACTCTTCTGATGTAATATCGCAATTAACTGAATCATTAATCTTAGGTGTTGTAAGTCTCTTATTAGTCATAGTCTGTGTATCAGTCGTACCAACAATGGTACCAGTAGGTAATACTTTACCCTCTAACATATAGCCTTTAACTTCGCCTAATTCAGCCTTAAAGCTCGCACTATTTGTATCGTATTGATTGTCAATTGCAACTCACTGGTCAGTATCGTACATACTTCCAGATACTAATGAACTTGTCACTTCATGTATTTGCATTATTTTCTCCTTTTATTAGAATATTTGAACTTCAATGACATTCCCATTCTCATCAGTCCAATCTACAGCACCTACGCCTTCTTCAAACTTCGCTGTTTGCGTAACTGAATATGATAAGTTTGCTGGAATTCAATCCATTAAGCTTCTTTTTTCAAATTTCAAATCTATTGTTTGGAATATATCCAATAAATTACCGTCTCTAATCTGAACATCACTTGTGATAATCATATCATTATAACTTCTTTGATTAGGAACTAAACTGCCACTATCAGGCACATATTTTGGGAATATTGTTAAATCATTTTCTCTCATAGTACTTAGTATAGACATTAAGTTTTGTATTTGAACATAATCATATTCATTAACATTTAATAAACTTATATCTGCTGTTACCTTATACCCTAAGAACTTACTTATATTTTTATTCTTTCAGTTAGTTGCTTTTTGCCATACTGGAGCATAATTAAAATTACCAACTCCTGATGTTAATAAACAATTTACAATTGGGTTGCCTGTAGCATATAATAATACACCACCAAATCCCCATACTGATTCATAATTATTACTCATCTAGTTTCTCCCATGCAGAAATCTTATAACTAAAATACTCATTTGTATCAGTTGCTAATATTGTCCTGCTTAATTTATTTACTACGTAGTGTGTGCCATTAACTACTATACGTTGTCCTAACTCAATGTTATAATTCTGTGCTAATAATTCAAACTGAATAGTTTTCAGACCTATTAACTTCTTGTAATATCTACCAAATAACTCTGATAACATTGCTTTCTGCCAATCATCTAAATCTAATATTCCAAATACACTGGTTAAATCTTGTTTCGTATATCTAAAGTTTCCTTCTGAATACCCTTTGAGTATATCGTCTTCATTGATAGCCAATGCCTTCTGTGAGCCTAAATACCTCTTTTGGTGTATATTGAGATACCCACCAGTAAATAAGTTTTGGCACCTAACATACATTGCTAAATCTTTTACTATCATTGCTAATTTAATAATATCGCCTGTCTTTACATTTGCTGTTGCATCTTCTTCATCTAACATCTTAAACTTAAATGAATTGAACTCTAAATCATCGCCATTTATTTTTATTGAATTGTAAGGGCTATTACAATAATATATTAAGCTACCAAACGCTGGGATGAATAATGGGTATGTTGTAATATTAGAAGTTGGAGCACCTATTTCTGGTCATGTTGCTGTTTTCCCTGTAGTTAATGCTCATTCACTTCCTACAATATCATGCTCAAAGAATGTTTCCCATCCTGTGTATGTGAATAGAGCTTCTAATGGTGTCTGTCCGCCACCTACAAACTCAAATTCTCCTGGTAAAGGAAAGTCGCTGTTAATGTATTCAGGATATGTCCCTTCATACCATCAGTCTCTATAAACTTCTATTGCATTGAAATCATTTATATCAAATATTGATAATACTCTTATACTTGCGTGAGTAATATTATCTGCTGGATATCCAGTCTGACCGTATAATACGGTTGGTGTCCATACTCCATTTATTAAAGGTGCATCTCAACATCTTCATAAAAATAATCTCAATTGCCCTTCATCACTTAAACCAAACTTAATAATCTTACGTGCTTCTGTAACTTGGGCTCAATCAACACATGCTTGGTTTGTGTTAATATTTACAGCCCATTGTGTTCATGGTAAGCTCTGAATAGTTTCAGTGCCTTCCATTATAGATATGCTATAACTTAAATCTGCATTGTATAAGTCACCAACATTTTGAGCGTTAATTGTTATTGATGAATCTATTAATGTTTTCTCCAATGCGGTTGCGAATATTTCTGCTATTGGATAAAACTCATTTGCATTAACTTCAATTTCTCTGCTTAACATATCATTCATAATGGTAAGTAAATCATATAAAACAAACTCAACCGTTGATATATCATTACCACCAGCATCTTGCTCGTACATCTTTTTAATACTACTATTTCTTAAATACCCTTCAAATCTACAATCAGTCCCGTCGCCCATACATAGCTTAAATCTGAACTTTGCGTAATCTCTTACCTTCAAATCCCAGTCAAACATACCTGTGCTATATGACATTACATTGTCTTCAAACCAAGCATAATTACGTATTTTAACCTTGAGTGTTCTACCTTTTGACTTAAAGTAATCAATTGCTGTAAAAGATTCATCAGATAGTTTCCATGACATTAAATCGTCTAATGGCACTACTGATAACTGTACATCAGTACCATATTGGTCATATATTCTTAAATAAACATCCATTAAAATTCTGCTCCTACTGCAATTTTCCCTCTGTTATATCCATCATAAAATGTTTCATCATCTACTTGGCTCATTAACAATTCACCATCTACTGTTACAAAGTTAGTTCTGTTAATTATTCTAATGCCATTATCAGGTCCATATTTATTAGGACTACTTGTAGGTGTTATACTAACACGTTCTTTACCACCTGGATTATCACCAACTAACATCATTTGAGGTCCGTTCGTTACAAAATCACCACCAGTAGCAAAACTTGGTATAGCACTTAATGCTTTATCCATAACTCCTGATACAACTGCTCCTGCTCCTGCGGCTGCGATTAAGTTAAATGGGAATGGTACTGTTTTTAATATTGATGCTAAATATCCAGCAACTGCTTCCATAGTTTCTGCTCTAACTACAGACTTCATTGAATCCATAGCAGATTGTCCAGATAATGCGGCACTCTTTAAGTCTGTTATAAGTTGAGCTTCTTTTCTTGATTTGCCTTCATCATCTAATTTCTTTTTAGTATTCGCTAACCATAAGTCTATCTCATGTTGGGCTACACCCGCTTCTCTATATTGTTCAACTTGTCTATCTAATAATGCTTGTTCTCTGTCTGCTGTCGCCAAAGATGACTCTCATAATAGGTCGTCAAACTCTGACCTTAAATCCATTTGTCTATTTATATTGTATATTAAATTCTTTGTTTCAGGGTTATCACCTGGGTCAGTGACATCCATTGTTTGGTTCTCTGGTGCTTCACCAAAGTCTATATCTATTGCTTTTACGGTGTCGTCTAACAATACTAATCCTGCTATTGTTGCTTCAACACTGCTATCGATACTACTTAAATAATTACCATACCCTTCATAGAAATCTTCAACTTCTGGTTCAAGACCATTAATACTTGCAATAACTTCATATAATTTTATTAATGCTCCAGTTGCTCCTGTTGCTGGCGCCATAAATAGGTCTACTAAATCTTTATGTTTTGTATATAAGTTAATTAATGTTACTAATCCACCAGCCATCTTACCAACTGCTGTGCCTAACAATATAAAGTTATTAGTCATTTGAGCAATATCTTCAGGGTTCATCTTGTCTAATTCAGCGGTGAAAGCCTCTGTAAATGCTCCCATTCCTTCAGTAACACTACCAGCAATCTCTTGAATCATTGGCTCAATACCTGCGGCTATTGTTTTACGTAAATCATCAAATGTTGCCGCCATCTTTTCTGTATTTAATGCTGATGCTTCTGCTGTGCCCTTAAATTGACTTTCAAGTTCTTCTAATATAATAACTTGGGCACTCATTATGTCGCCTGACTCTTGTAATACTCTAATTTGGTCTTTTTGTTGTTGAGTAAATGTAACACCAACTCTTGTAAGTGCAGTAATTCCAACGATAGGGTCATTAAGTGCTTTAGAAAGAGAAAGTGTATTACCTGTTAATTCACCTTGTACCGCACTCATATCTATGATAGCCTGCGTTGCTCTTGGGAATATATCCTCACCAATATTCTTAAATGTGGCAATCATTGCTTGTGACTGCATAATAAGAGTATTACTTACACCAGTTGCATCCTGAATAGCGTTTGCGTGTTCTGCCATTTGAGTTGCACTTATGCCGGCTGCGTTTCCAGTTGCCTTAATAACTGCTTCTAACTTTAAGAACTGTTTATTATCTTCACGTAATAGTTTGGCACTACCAGCCATGAACTGAATTGCTTTCGTTGCAACTGCGGCAACTGCGGCAATACCAATAATGTTCTTTGCCATAGACGCAAAGTTTTTATCCAGTTTGTCAACTTGGCGATTTGCTTTCTTATCTCCCTGGACAATTATCTGAGTCACTAATTTTTCTACTGCCATTATCTTTTCTCCATCGCTTTCTTTTGTAGTCTAACTATTTCGCTCCGAGCAACATTGTAGAGCTGATTGAAAAATGCTGGTTGTTCCCACCATGAACCCTCATTTGGATACTCTTCTCGATAAGCAAATTCTATCACTATTCTATTTATATTTCATATGAATGGCATGTCTCTTTTATCACATCTATCGTAATATTCACACCCTTCGCAGAAATACAAAACTTTATTACAATTGCTACAACTATCTCTCTCACATTTCTGACAATCAGCCTGTGCTACCTGTTCAGGTATGTTGTTTCATCTGATTGCCTTTATTAGTTTTTTTCAGCTTCATCCAACATTTGCTTGGACTCATGTTTCCTTATTTCTATACTGATATGAGAAGATACTTTAACATCTAAATCACCGAATGATTCTTCTGTAATTGGCATTATATTGCCCTTATCATCTTCTAATGTCCATGAATCTATAGCCAATATTGCTGTTATAGCCGCATCTCTAAAACTATCATATTCGGTTACTAACTTACCATCTTCTAACTTTTGGTCTGTCTTACACCTTCTTAAAACTTCGTGAAACTCTTTTGCTGATAGGCTATGACACTCACAAATGTCCTCACCTCTATACTCTATTGTATAGTTAAAATCTGGTTGATACTTTACAAAACAATTCTTCATATTTCCTCTCTTTGTTTTTGTGTTTTGCAGGCCCAACTTAATGAACCTGCAATTAATTTATCTTACTAACTGGTTGTTATAGTTAATCCTTCAATAGAACTATCACAATCATTAAGCACTTCTACTACAGCATTTGATACAAACACACCTACATCTGGGTCAGGTAATGAATACTCTGTATACTTACCATTCACTGCTATAGTGAATGTACCAGAAGTTGATACTAAACCTATTGTGTTATCTGATAATGATGCTGAAACCAAGTGGTCGTACACTTCGTCGTCGTTGTCTTTATCATAATTCCAACTAAAGTTGAAAGTACCATCTATGTTTGTTAATATTTCAAGGTTCTTAGTATCACTATTTTGGTAAATTTGCTCATCACCTTGGAAACCATTAGTAAGTCCCAAATCGAAACTATTGATTGCTGTAATATTACTATCCAACATATCAGCGGTAACATTTGCGAATAAGAATGGGTCCATATCAGGTGTACATGAACTTAATGTAAGTCCTGTTATACTACCAGATGCGGCTTCCTTAGTTAAAGTTTTACCTCTTAATGATAAACTATATTGAACAACTTCTCCTGAATTACCAGTTATGTTCAAACTATCTGCTGTACAACCTGCTACATAATCTAATTTACTATCATCAGTATATACTCTATAAACTGTATAACTATATGCGGCTGGCTGGCTATTAACTATTGTTCTTGGTGAAGTCAAATCAAACATAGCCATGTCTAATACAACACTATGCGAAGGACTAAAGTTACCATTCATTGCAACTGTAGCAACGCTTATACCTTCTTGCGTCTCATATTTTTGTTTCTTTAATGTCCCAGTCTTTGCTGAAACATCTATTGTGCTAACTACTTTTGCGAATTCAATCGTGTCAGGCAACTCAGTAAAGGAACCACTTGCTGGCTCACCATAAGTTGTTTCTGGAGCGATTAGTACTCTGTAGTTTTTTCCAATTCTTGTACTCATTTCTTATCTCCTTTTTTTACTAACACGACCTATTATCAAAATATGTGATAGTAATATTTATCCGTCTTATTGTTAAGTTAGGGTAGAATCCAGGATTGTAATAATCTTCTGTCTCTGAATAATCACCTTTCTCTACACTTTCAATTTCTGTATTTATGCAGTTTCCATCTTGTGTAAGGTCTGCTAATATAGCCTTAATAACTTCATTTGTAATTGTATTCATCGCTGATGTACGTCTATTTTTTACGTTGTGATATACATACATTGGAATGTTATATGCTACAATCTCTCTGTCGCCAGAACTACTTTCCCATATCTCATCACCGTCTCCAACCATTACTGATGGGAAGTTATGACCAATCTTTGCTACATTATCTGGATAAGTACCTACCTTGTGTATGTTTGCAATGTCTGCAATCGTACTTATCATTGCATCTCTAATATCGTTCTGTTTTGTAGCCATATTAAATCACCTTCTTCTTATTTAATCGTCTAAACTCTCTGCCTATTAAGACTTTAAGAATCCTTTCAAACTTAGGACCAATCCCAAATCATCCTCTTATAGGTAATCTTCCTGCACCATATTGGTGCCATATACCTTTCTTATCTGTAGATTTTATTATAGCTATATTCTTACGAGATTTAACTTTAATACTATCCAACATATCTCTATGTAGAGTTAGATTAACTTGATTTCTTTGTACGCCCTTTCTCTTTGCATACCCTTCTGAATATCTTTTGAATCTTTTGTTTTTTACATCCAATCCTGACTTGGTACGTCCAACTATTCTTACCTCTAATGCATCGCCTACCTTTTTCATAAACTTCCTACTAAACGTAAAGTTTCTTTTCAGGTTAGGTTGTTGAGTAACTTTAATCTGTATCATATTACCTTATCAGTTGAATTGGTCTAACATATGGAGAATATAAATCAACCTTGCTATCAAGGTTAGTATCATAATTAATTGTTTCTAAATCTTGTTGAAACTTTAAGTCATACTTTCCCCAATATATTTTTGACTTCTGCCCATATAGAGTTTCATAATCACCACGTGATAAGTCTTCATATATCAATGCCAATGTAAGATAATCTGATGAAACGCCCATGCATGTAGGGTTAGCAATAATGTCTAAAAGTATTTCTCCTTCAGATTCATCAACTCTAGCACCTTGTCTCTTAAGATAAAATTGTAATTGGTCTCCAAGTAATTCTTTGGCTGCGTCTATCTTACCATTCCAATTTGCATCTTCATCTGCCAATTCATTTACGTCAGACTCTCACCTTTCAATCGTATTCAGTGTTGATAATGAACTACTCGCCCATATATTTGTTGTACTCATATTTAATCTCCAAAATTAAGGGGTAGGGTTTAATCTACCCCCGTTATTTAATCTGCTTACTATGCAGAAGTTTGTGTTAATATTCCTACTGATGCACTTGCGTAAAGTTGGTCAGTATTGAAATAACCATTAGCTACGATAGTAGTTAACGCACCGCTCGCATTACGTTCTGTTTCACCTACGATGAATGAACCATTATTTCCTAAATCTTTATACGCAACACCTTGCGCATTCTTACCGAACATAAGCCCGATAGAGCCTGAAATCAATGCTGTATTTTCAGTGATTTGGTCACTCCAATAAACATTAACTCCTGCTAAAGTTCCAACAAATCCGTTGTTAGCCAAGTTTGCACCTGGGTCTGCTAAAGTTCCAACTGCACTTGTTCCAGCTTGAACTATTTCTGAACTTAAACCGTAAGGACCCCAAATTTGTTTTGGGCTAAGAACTGCGCTAAACGGTCCCATAATTCCTTCTGTATGTAACTTCTCAATAGCCTCGAACCAAACGCCCATTGTTAATGCGCCTGAACCGCTACTAATTTGATGTACTAAACTTGAACTCATATCTGCGTAAACAGCATTGTCAAATTTTGCACTAATTGCATTTCCTAAAATGTCGCCTGTATTGCCATAGATGTTGTCATCATTTCCCTGGATTCCAAGGTCAGTTAAATCTGCTCTCACAGAATAACGTAAAACTTCTATATCCACGGGCGATGTTGCAATATCAGTTGCGCTGGTGTCAGCACCTTCTGCTCCTGCCGCATTCGCTGTAACGTCTGAAGCAGTTATCTTAGTGTACACTGGAAAACGACCATAAATCGCTCCACCTTGTACTGCTTTCTTGTCTATTAAAGGCCAGAAAACGTTAATTTTATTAAAGTGTATAATTGCGTCAGCTATGGCATAGCCTAAGCCTCCAGTTGCTACATTTGTATCGGTAATTCCCATTTTTAAATCTCCTTTTATTTTATAGTCTTATAGACTGTTTATTCTTGTTTCTACCAATGTCCGCCATTCTCTCTCTTCCACTTCTCTGCTAATTTCCAATCTGCTGATGATAATTCAGCAGGCGTCGAATAACCAAAGTATTTGCCCTTGCCAACGGTAGGTTCGGCAGTAGGCTTTGAGCTGTTAAGTGGCTCTGTATTCGCAGGCTCTACATCGAAGTAATTTGCTTCTGTGTATATACCCATCAATTCAAAGTTCTTATCTAACTGCTCACTCGTTAATGGCGTTTCATCAGAGCCAAATGCAAACTTGTCTTTTATCTTGTTTACTCGCTCAAAGTTAGTGTCGCCTTCTTTCGCATCAAAGATTTTACTCTCTTCAGTCCATTTGGTAACTTTCTCTCCAAGTCTGTCAGCATTCCAATCATCAAGTTTTGTTTTATAGCCTTTGTACTCGTCTAATTTAGAGTTTAGGTTGTTAAACTTTTCAGTTAATGTTCCTAACTCTGCCTCTTTAACCGCAACTGTATCTTTGAAACCTTGTCTCTCATTTCAAACTGATTTGAACTTTTTAAGACTAACGGTCTCTTCAGGTGTTTCAATAGGCTCCCCAGCCCCGCCATTTGTTGCATCAATGACTTTCTTTTCTTCGTCTTTCATAATTAACTCCTATGATTTATTAAGCAGTTCTCTCTGCCATTAAAGGATAATTATTTCTTTATTTTATCACTTCTATATTTCTATTTTTACTGAACCAACGAACAGGTTCTCATCATCTAAATCTGTACTATAATGATACTTACCATGTTCATCTACTACTAACGCTTTATAGCTTCCAGTTAATATCTCTTGTATCTCTTCTGAACCACTAACGAATATACCATCTTGGTTTCTCGCTAATACTATTTGCATTATGATATTCCTTTTTCGTACTCTTCTTCTGTAATTGGTACGAAAATATGCCTGCAATTATATCTTATTCCTTCTGCGTTGAACTCATTCTTCTCTGCTTCTGTGAAATACTTTATTGTAAGACCATCTTGACATTGTGGTCTTGTCTTTGAATCATCAGGCCCTTCGTAAACAAAATGTTCTAACCCTTGGTGTCTCGCACTTTGGTCATATACCATCTGTTCGAATTGGGTCTTGAACGTGGTTATAAAAGTATCTGTATAAGTTCCAAGTCTATGGTCTAACAACTTCTCGGCTTTAGTTAATGCATGTAAGTTGCTCTCTGCTACTGACCAAGATGTTACTAAACTTCTCTTCATCGCTTCAACAGCATCATATGCAATCGTGAATAATTCACTTCTTTCAAACTTCTGAAATGCTAATAATACTTCTAAACTTTCAGGTCCTAATTCAATATCCATATTAACTCAATGCCTCTATAATTATCTCTGATTCCTTCTCAAGATAACTCTCAACTGCTTCTGTATACCCGCTTTCTATAAGCGCCTTCTGATACAACACATCTATATTTACTATCTTATCTAAATTCTCTTTAGTTGGCTCTATGTTGCCATCTTTGTCTAAATCAAATTTAAGACTTAACATCATCACTCTCTTTAATTTATTTATTGCTACACTGAACTCTTTCTGTGATTCAGCTATCTTATCGTCAACTATACTCATACTACACCTCTGGAGGTGCCAATATTGTCTCTAATGTGCTTACTTGGGCACTCGTTAATCTTTTATGTTCTTGAAACTTCTTCAACTTCTCAATGGCATCCTCTTCTGTAATATCAGGGTCTTTTTTCATTAAGATTTCAACATTACTTGTTAAGCCAGCGGCTAACAATATTGTATTAAGCCTTGCTTCTTCTTCTGGAGAACTATCAAAAACTATCTCTGCATAATTCAATATAATTTCTGTATCTTCAGGGAATGTCTTCGCTGTATTATTCAAACTCCAAGTAACCATCATTAATTCTAATAAGTCTCTAATTGGCATAATGTAATATTGTCTGTCTGATTTAACACGCTTCAATAACGTCTCATTCGACAGCTTTAATTGATAACCTGAGTTAAGTGTCGTGTTATCTTTTTTATACGCTTGTGCTGAAAGTCCAGCCGCTTGAGCCGCATCTACTTTCTTATTTGCTATCGCAGTTTCATACTCTGATAACTTTGGAGAAGGGTTAATGTAATCTGCTGTAGGTTGTACATCACTTGTTGGGTCTGCTTTCATTGCTAACAATGACTGAGGACCCCACTCTATTGACTTTAATGTTTTGTCGTCCATGCCAACAATTACAAGGGTCGAATATGCTTGGAATGAGTACATCATCGATAAGTTAGTCTGGTCTATATTAATCCATTCATTTGCAGGAACCAATGGGTTCTTCTTTTCGGGCCAGAAGTTGTTTATCTGTAAATCATTTGTAAATCATACTACTGGAATAACTTTATATGGGTTATCTACTATATCTTTTTCGCTTATTATCTTGCCATTCGCAATATCAACATTAACAATACTTTGCGTCTCATCTGTCCATCTAATGTATTGGTCTAATCTATGCTCTGCTTTTGAAGATGGCGTTTGCTCCACCCCTGAGATGTGAACAAACAAATCAGTTATCTTTGTTGGATTTTTAGGGTCTTGGTATGCAAAACACTTATCGCCAGTTATGATGTCTAATTCTACTTTATCATCTCTTCAAACTGGCATCACGCCAACCTTGTAAGTCAAATTAACAAAGTGGTTTACCTTATCTAATGTTGCATGAAACATGCTATCAGTTAGCATTGTTGTAAATTCATCTTCTAAATTTTCCTTATCAATATCTACAAGCATTGGGTTTTGGAATAAAATCGATGTATCGTCAATAACTCTCTGGGTTAATGGATATGTTGACGCATATCTTGCCACCTTTGTATGTGTTGTTGGGTAAATTGTTTGTAGTAATGAGGATAAATAATAATCCTGATTGTTCTCATAGTAGTCAATGTCCTTCAATACGCTACGTCTACGCTTCAAATCTTCTTGTCATATTGAAGTCTTCTTTTGTTCAACTATTAAGTTGCTTAATGATATATTAAACATTATTGTTATCTCCTAATTATGCACCAATTACACGTCCAGGTGTTCTTACTGTGATTGGATAAAGTCTTTCAACTAAATAACCAAAACTATCTGTGATATGGACCCATGGTTTCCCTGGCATCTCTCTTTTCTTATCAATTCTTCCGTCGTCTGTCCTTGCTGATAATCTTATATCTTTAATAAGATATGGACACCCACTCTTTAATATTCTTACTCTTCTGTGAGACAGTGCGGCATTCACCGTGTTCAATCTATCCCTTTGAGTTGATATTTTATTACCATCTATTCTGAAATAGTATGGCGCTTCTCTTAATATCTTTATGTCTGACACTCCTAATGGAGCATTCGTACTTCTTTTCTTTAATGAAGTCAAATCAGGGAATACAGTTATATCTCTTTTCCCGTATTTATTAACTATCACTTTCGCCATCTCTTCTGTATTACTATTAGGTAATATTATCTCTTCAAATAAGAATAAATTACCATCAATACCTATCTCGCCAACTACTGCTACCATTGGATTTACGTTAAAGTCCATACCTATAAGTATGCTTCTTCCAATCTTGTTGTATCTGTCAATAGCAAGGCTGTCTTTTCAACTGTAATATGCAGGCATGCTGTTTATATCAACAAATCCGCCCTCAATATATTGCTCTGCTACCTGTTTATCAAACTGAGCATACAAATCATCTATATACTCCCTACCAGTAAATGGATTATCATAACTCGCCGCCTTAATCAATTTACCAATTGGTGGCTTACCATTAATGCCCTCTATAAATAATTCATACGTATAGAGATAACCTTCTGGCGTCGTAACTATAGCACCAGTTCCATCAGGTACCGCTCTAATACGTGCGATACACTCTCTTCAGACAAGGGTTTGGGAGTTGTAACTACTAAGAGAATCGAACTCATCTATTATGAAATCAGTTACGGTTAAACCCTTTATAAGTCTGTAGTTCTGTGCTGTTCTAAACATAATCAACCCAGACAATCCTGGGGACTTCACTTCTATTTCAGCATTACTTAAATGCTCTGTATATTCTATTCCATAGCCGTCAAATAAAGAACGGAATAGGGGCCAAAGAATATCTTGACTCATTCTATATGTTGGACTAAGGACTAATATTTTACCTTTGCCCTTACGTCTTTTAATTAAATTTAATACTCTTAATGGTATTGCATACGACTTGCCACTGCCGAACCCTCCCACAAGTGCTGTATAACGTGTATCACTAACTGCGAACTCTATCTGGTGCTTTAATGCTCCAATAATTGCTCTTACGGCCATTACTTACTACCGTCAGGCTTCTCATCTTTATCTGGTGTATCTTTGTACTTACTCATATCAATCTCTTCAAACTTAAAATCTACAACGCCCGCTATATTTGTTACAAACTCTTTGTTATTGTATTCTTTAAGTGATAATAGGTCTTGCTTCTTGCTTTCTAATTCTGCGGCAAACTTATAGTGTTCTTTTGCAATTGCTGTTTCATATAGGTTATTTAATCTTGAAAGTGATTGGTTTAGGTAATAATGTCGGTCTAATGCTCCTGCTGATTTCAATGCTTTGTAAGCACGTCTAATATAGATTCTGGCTTGTCTTTCTAATACGGTCCAACCCAAATCACTATCCTTATCTGCTACAAACTGAATAATTTTCGGCGTATTTCAACCTTGTGTAATTAATTTAATAATTGTTGTTATACGCTCTTGCGTTTCATAATTTGTACATTTAACTGTCCCGATAATAATTCTCCCTATATATAATACTTCTATCTACAATAGTATATATCATTGGAATGAATATTTTTATCTATTATTTTTGGGCCTAAAAATAGCCACACTACCCAGGCGGTTGGTCCTGAATGGTGTGGCTTAGGAGCCCATTTGGCAGAATAGGCTATTTATTTGTATTCTAATTCTAATTTTTTAAGTTCAACTGGGTCTACAATAGCATCTGGATAACAATCTGTACATCCTTGCCCTGCTAAATGATTAATTGGTGTTACTGAGAAATATTTACCACACTTCTTGCAAAATATATTAATTTCTTTGAACATGTCGATGTATGTGTCTTTTTTTACTTCGTTTTTCATCTTAACCCTCCAAGGTCTCTTTTTTTTTATCTCTTTTACTCTCTGGCTTACTTCGTTTATGGCAGAACGAAAGTTTTATTTAATTTGAAAGGATTTCGTCAGTGCTACCAAGTTTCATAACACTAATGCATTCCCATTTTTTTTTGCTATCGTCAATATCTGTAAATGTTGTTGGTTCAGTATGACGAATACCGTAATGTATTTGAGACACAAATTCGTCTATATAATCATCCTCAACATTAAAGCTATCAAACATTACGCTATCACTTTCGCCTTCTGGTATAGATGCTGTTACTTTAACTATATAACTAAGGACATTTGTTGCTCTAATTGAATCTAATATTTTTTGGATTTCTAACATTGCATCTTTGATTTCTTTTTTTGTTTTCATTTTAACCCTCCAAGGTCTCTTTTTTTTAATCACTAATCAATCTCACTTACAAAGTAATAATAGTCTTTTTACACAATCTGTCAAGAACAATCTTATTTATTTCACTTTATTTTCGCCAGTTTCAAACCAATGATTAAATTTTTCAATCTCTTCATAAACTAAATCATCAATTTCATCATCTGTTACTACATCTTCATATTCATTTCCTATGATTTCCTCTATAATTGCATCAGCAATACTATCGTAAATTCCACTAATAAAATCATCTTTACCTTTTTCGAATAATTCCCAATGTTTATCATCATCATCCCAAGGTATTAATATAGCATCTGATTCTGCAATTATCTTAATAACTCTTTCGTCAAAACCTTTTGCACTTAACATCATTTTTATGTTCTCTTCACTACATATAATACTTTCAAGTTTTTTAATATTCATCTAACCCTCCAAGGTTTTTTTTATCTCTTTCACTCTCTCACTTACATAGTAATAATAGTCTTATTGCTTAATCTGTCAAGTTTATTTTAGTTTCTTTTTAAGTCCTCCTAATTCCCAGCCTTCATTAAGAAACTTTTCTATATCTTTTTTATGAACATACTTTTTATTTACACCATTATTTATACATTTTCTTCCTAAATTTGGATTGTCATGTGTTCCCCAGTATTTATTTCCTTTGCTACCTAACTTCCATCCTTCATTGAGAAACTTTTCTATATCTTTTTTATGAACAAATTTGTCTATAGTACCATTTGTCATTCTTTTACTGCCCAAATTTGGATGTTTATTATTTGCTAAATAGTTTAATATGTTTTCAGAATATACTTTAGAATATTTTTTACTTAATTTAAGCCCTTTATTCCAAGGAGTAAGTCCCTTTTTGCTTAAACTTATTTTTATTTTTGTCTCTTCCAAATGTGGCCCAAGTCTGCCACCATTACCACCTAATGCAACGTTATATGCATCATCAAATGTATCCAAAAACTCTTGGTCAACTATTGATGCTTCCATTTCATAAGCATCTTTTTGGTTATCAAACTCAAATAAAGTTTCACGTTCAAAACTTTCATTACCATATTTATTTCTTGCATTTTTCAACACAATGCCAGACCCTAAATAATTATCAGTATCTTTTTGGCATGTGTCATGAACGCCAATATAAAATTTCTCATTAATCAGATTAGTTGTCTTGTAAACTATAAACATATTATCTCCCTTGTTTGTTTTATCTCTTTCACTCTCTGACTTACAAGATAATAATAGTCTTATTGCTTAATCTGTCAAGTTTTATTTAACTAATTCCATTAAATCTTTCAATTCTAAACAAGCATATGTTTTAGAGTGGTTGCGTTTAAATATAAGTAGTGGCGTATGTTTACCTGAGTTTTCTTTTGCTTGTTTTAATGATTGTCACACGTTAATTTTTTCTTGATTTTTGCACTCTATTGAAAATGGGAAGTACTTTCTTGCTTTTGGTGATAATAACACATCTTCTCCACCTGCACCCATTGAGGTTGAGCGTACATCGTCTTCTTCTAAATCTTTAAAATTTTCTAAGATTAAATCACGAACTGCTTGTTGGAGTCGCCTACCTTTTGACTTACAACTTTGACTTTTCACTGTTCACTCCTTTATTTATATTTATTGCCATAGATGGTGTAGGCTTGGTTATCTTCTGGCGTATTCACTATTGTCCAATACCCATCAACCATTGTTAATGCTGATGTTGTTGATGTGAAAAAATCACTATTGTCATTTAATGTATAATGGTTCAATTCCCCAAATGTTACTGTGCCCATAATTTACTCCTTATCTGTTTGCCATATATTGTATATCTCTTTGGTGGTGTTGGTGGCATATAATGTGGCATTTCTTGTTGTTTTACTTCACGTACCGCACTAATACCAATAGAACAAGTATAAATGCTCTCGCCCATATAATTCCTATCAACTTCTATTTCCATATCCTGCATAATATCATATGCTAATTTCTCTTTTAGGTGCTGAACTATTCTCTCTTTGTCGATTGGTGTATTTTCAGGGTATCTAATTTGGGCGTGATACTTTTTAACATCAATTGGTAGATGTGACATTACTTACACCCGCAATCTTCTTTCAATTCTCAGCCACCATCTAAGTATCGGTCTAATTCTGAGACAATTACCTTTTTATGCTCATTACCTAATGTTATCCATAATTCTCTTTCTTTAGCTCCTGCCTTTGTAATGATGTCTTCCAACTCTTCAAATATACTTTTAGTCATGTTACTCTCCAATTCCCTTTAATGCTGTTTGGTATGCTTCTGCCGCTTTAAGTTCATCTGTGAAATGTCCTAAGTGTTTAAGTTTACCATCGATGAATATACTTGCTTTTCATTTGTCTAATCCAGTAAACTTAAAGACGCCTGTATATTCAGATGTACTTTTTTGCGTCTTCTGGTACTTTACACAATTCACTCTGTTTGTTACTAAGTGTAAGTTATCGATTCTATTGTTTGATTTGCCACTAATATGGTCAACTTGTAATTTCATACCGTTTCTTGCTCTATTACCAAAATGGTCTCAGACTAGGTGATGAACTCTAAATCCTTTTGCCTTTCCTTCTTTGGATAATCTGACAAACAGATAACCATTACCATTGTCATTAAGATTTAATTCTCGTTCTCTGACGCTCATAAGACAGGTCCCATTTTGAACCTGTCTCTTTACAGACCTAACTTTTCCAAAATTGCTAATCTGATAATAGCCTTCGTAAAATATTATGTCTTTCCAAAGTTCTTGCATTACTCGTCCTCACGACGTTCAAATTCAATTTTGCCATCTCTAAAATATACATCATATATAGGAAAAGTCTGAATGTCTTCGTCTAATTCGTCAAATTGCTCTGAGTAGCAAAAAATATCAAATATATGTGAGTGGTATAAAAATTCACATCTCGTTATAAGTATTTCCTTATAAAGTGCTTGCACTTGTTCTTCATTCCCTCTCACGTATCACTGCTCCTTAACAAACAGCCTTCCGTATCTATTATTTTTTTCTACTAACTCTTCCGTCTGTTCGTTGAAATCGTTAAAACTTCCTACTTCTACTTCTAAACTTTTTACTTCTTTCATTTTGAATCTCCTATTTATTTTGTTTTTGTTCTAATTCAATTTTCTAATGAATAGTTTTCATTAATATACTCTACTATACCAGCACCTAAGTAATCGTCTGGGCATACTATAATCTTATCCTCATGTCTATTCAAGAATGCGGCCCACCAACTATAACTACTATTGGCTATAATATTATGGTCACATAAACTCATCACCGCCATATCAACGAAATCGTTACCTGTTTCAACGAATATAACTCTATCACTTTCTTCGTCTCAAATGTTTGCTTTAAACCAATTTCTATCTTGTGTACATATTAAAAATACATAGTCGTCAACATCGTCTTTACTGAAGAAGTTTTCTGTTAATGCATTGTGATAGTAATTTCTATTTAGATTTAATGATGCTACCTGAACGTAATCACCTCTTCTGTTATGAATGCTCACTAATTTCTTTTCTTTACTCAGGTTCAATGATTTGATGTATTCATTTGCTTTTTCTAATACGTCTTGCTTATACTTAAAAGTTTCATATACATAATCTCTAATGTTATCTCAGTAAGTGTGAATATGAAACATTGAATGAAATATATAATTCTTATTTTTATCTAAATTAAAAACTGCTTCATCTAGTGGTATTCT